CCACACAACTGTGGCGATCAATTCGTGATTGACAACTGGCGTTGATGTGTTACAATAAGATATGGTAAAAAGAATTGGATTCTGTTGTAAGTGGTTGAATGATCATTCAGAATTTGGAGGAATGAAAGTAAATGCCAAAGACAGAGATCTGAATGGCAGAAGCACCACAATGAGATGGTTGCGAGAACACCCCGAAGATGCCGAACAAAGACAGTGGGACATCATGAATCACAACGCCGAAGCGGCGAGAAAGATGGTGGAAAGAGTTGGTTCCTTGCCACCCGAGCGTAGAATGGTGAGACTAGGCAGTGAAATGCTCCAAGGGTACACAGAGGCCAATTGGATCGATTGGTGGCAACAACCTAACATACAAAACCATTTAGGAAAAATATTTGCCCCAGTGGGTGATGCCGCTAGGAAACTTGATGTCAAAGTCAGTTTCCATCCAGGTCAGTTCTGTGTGCTGGCATCTCACAACGAAGATGTCGTAGAAAGAAGCATCAAAGAATTCGAGTACCACGTGGACATGGCGAGATGGATGGGCTTTGGAAAGTCGTGGCATGACAACTGCAAGATCAACGTACACATATCGGGACGACAAGGACCCGATGGCATTATAAAAGTGTTACCCAGGTTGTCACCAGAGGCACGTAATCTTATCACTATCGAGAACGACGAGATGGGCCATGGACTTGAAAAGAGTTTGGAACTTGCCAAGCATGTGGCATTGGTTCTAGATATACACCATCATTGGATACGTGACGAGGAATACATAGATCCCAGCGATGACAGGGTAAAAATGGTGATAGATTCCTGGCGTGGGATCAGACCCACACTGCATTATTCTTACAGCAGAGATGAACACCTTGCACCTGCGGGACTGGGAGAAAACATGCATGGAGAAATGCATGACATCAAGATGCTGTTGGAAAGAGGCTGTAAGAAACAAAAATTACGTGCCCATTCGGACCTGTTACCCAACCGTGCCGTGAACCAATGGGCATTGAGTTTTTCGGATAATTTTGACATTCAGACAGAGGCCAAAGGCAAAAACATGGCGGCTGAACAACTGTACCTGCAGAGTTTGGAAGTTTAGCAAAATAAATACCACTATGCGATTCAACGAAATAACAAAGATGTCATGTCCTAGGACCATGTCCGAGAAATGTTATTGCGAGCAGATCAAAAGCATAACCGAGTCAACGCAGTCTGTTAAAGCCATGTGCGAACTACAACACAGTGATAAAGTATCTGGCAAAATACTGATGTTGCAGTCACCTGGTGGTCCTACCCTGATCAAGGGAAGAATATCCGGACTTGATAAAGGACAACATGGTTTCCATATACATGAATTTGGTGACCTTTCCAAAGGTTGTGAATCCGCAGGAGCTCATTACAATCCAGACGGTGTCGATCACGGCGACCTAGACAAAGGACACGTGGGAGATCTTGGAAACATATCCGCGGATGATTCTGGTGTCGCTGAATTCACAATCGTTGCCAAGAGAGTGGATCTCACAGGAGAACGTTCTGTGGTTGGTAGAAGTATAGTGATCCACAAGGATCAAGACGACCTCGGCAAAGGCGGGGACGCAGAATCATTAAAAACTGGTAACGCTGGCGACAGGCTTGCTTGTGGCATCATTGTTCTCAAAGGGTAATTGTTGTATAATACAAAGATGTTTGATAATATTAATCAATGGCCGTTAGATCATTGGCACATAGAGATCAGTAGCAAGTGCAGTCTTATGTGTCCGCGGTGTAGCAGGCAGGAAGTGCCTGAGGGTTTAGTAAACACAGATCTAGGATTGGATTGGTTCAAAGGAAATTTCGATAGATTAATTACCCATGCCAAAAAAATAACCTTCTGCGGGGATGACGGAGATCCTATCTATGCCCGAGAGTTTATACCCGTGCTCAAATGGATGCGTAAAAGTAATCCCGATATTCAGTTTGTAATTGTCACGAATGGTAGTTACAAAACTCCTAAATGGTGGGAAAATCTCAACAGGGTATTGAATGAAAGAGACAACGTGCATTTCAGTATTGACGGATGGGATCATGAATCCAACAATCAATATCGTGTGAACAATGATTGGGACAGCATTATGAAAGGTGCTGATCTACTGACCAACCCCATCAAGACCTGGGCCATGATAGTTTTTAAATACAACGAGGATCACATAGACAGGATAAGGACAAGAGCCGTAGAACACAATTTTGATTATTTTCAGATTACTCATAGCAGTAAGTTTGTGTCTAACTATGCGAACTATCCCACTCTAGATCCCTTAGAGCCAAATAAAAATTATGTAGCCAAAGGTAGATTTGTAAGAGAATTAGAAAATATATCTAAATACAAATGGAAAGATAGTTGTTATGAAACATTCGCCAGCACCTATAGAAATATGTCAAAATCAAAGATAATGCCATTGTGCAGGGTCGGTAACAAAGGACTTTACATAAATTCCAGAGGTGAATTCTATCCTTGTTGTTGGACAGGACTTAGATATGACCACAACAAAAATCTTTTTCACGTCAGTATGATAAAGGCGAATACGTTGGAAGAATCGATGAACAATCAGGGCTGGACAAAATTTTACAAAGAGATGAATTCTGGCAACTGTCCAAAAGAATGTTCAGAGAAATGTAATCTAGAAAAATGGAACCTCGAACACGCTACACAATGGTAAAACATAAAACTAAAAATGGATATCTTCAAAAATTCAGATACAACATGACTTGGGGAGATCATGGAATATCGGGAGAGATAATCGAATGGTGCCGTAAAAACTGTAAAGGAAATTGGGGTTGGTGGTTTTATGAAAATGGAAACAAAAATGAATGGCACCCAGAAAACTATACTGCCTACGTCAGTTTCAGCAGAAAAAGAGATTATATGAAATTCTGGATGACTAACTGCAGATTGATAGAACAACTTAAAAAAGAAAATCAAAAACATGACCGATAAAGATATATTCACAATCACAGAAAACGCAAAAAAACAGATGGAAAAACTGTTGCTAAACAATCCAAACAAACATGCGGTCAGCCTTTCAGTGCTTGGTGGCGGCTGTGCTGGTTTTAAATATCACTGGGATTTCATTGACAAAGCGAGCGACATAAAGCAAGATGATCATGTTGTGGAATGGAACGACGGAAAGTTTGTGGTAGATGGAGTAAGCATGTTTTACGTTATGGGCACAATTATAGATTGGAAAGAAGAAGTCTTTGGTTCAAACTTTGAGATAAAAAATCCTAACGCTACAGCAGGGTGTGGATGTGGAGAGAGTTTCGCTGTGTGATGGACACTGCATTCATTATAGGTAACGGCGAGAGCCGCAAAATTTTCAATCTAGATCTACTCAAAGGAAAAGGCACGATCTATGGTTGCAATGCCATTTATCGAGATCATGCAGACCTTTGCGACAAAATATTCTGTGTTGCTCCTGAAATGCAACACGAGTTGAAGACATGGTATTCGGCCGCAAATGATCACAAGCCAAATCTCGAGATAGTAGGTCCAGAAAGTTTGCCACGCTGGAACTTTGTGCTGGACGGTGACAAGGAATCACATGTTCCTGCCGGACTTAAAATCTATAGGAAATGGGCCGGCGGCGACCTAAAAAAGAACAGATACAAGATCAGGGATTTCTCAGAGGCAAAAGGATCAGGGTGTAGTGCGGTGCTTTCAGCGGCCGAATCCGGATTCAGTAACATTCTGATAATAGGTTTTGACCTATTGGGAGCGAGACAATGGGAATTGCCCGAGGGAGAATCCAGCAGAGAACAAAACAACATCTACAAGAACACCAATAACTATCCATCCAGACACAGCATGAAGGCCTATCTCAAATACGAGTGGCTGTTCCATCTTACCCAAACTTTTAGAAAATTTCCCAACACTAATTTTTATTACATCAACAGGAAAGAATACCTCGACAGCAATCATTTCCTAAAACTTTATTTTAGGTATGCCCCTGGAAATATAAAAACCGGTATATATGCTGACCTTATTAGATGGATCAACGATGAACGCGAAAAGATAAACTGGAGATCGTTCTCCTAGATCTGTCTTCTGCCTATTTCAACCACACTGCTGGCGTCCATCTTGTAGATGTTCCTCATCTTGACACCAACCGATTGGGCAAATTTTTTTGTGTTACAACCACTGCATACGTGTTTGTAATCGTTGGTGGCTCTTGAGGGGTCAACTTTTGCTCGGGGCCTCAGAAAGGTACTGTTACAGCAGTCACAACGGAAAATATACACAGTGTTTGATCTTTTGTAGGTGTGATAGAAGCCAAGTTTGCTTTTGCGTTCGTATAGCCGGATCATCTTGATTGTTTCTAGGAACATAACAGTTCAACAATATTTAATAAATACTCGTACATTATATATGGCAAGATTAACAATTGATTTAGGAACAACAGGAAATTCAGCAACGGGCGACTCCGTTAGGGGCGCATTCAACAAATGCAATTTAAATTTCCAAGAACTCTATAACACTTCCGCCGCGGATGGTGTGCTCACCACTGGGGTAACCAACGGTGACGTGAGGATACAACCCAACGGCACCGGATCGATCGAGATAGATCAACTTAAAATAGACAGTTCTGCCATCACTTCCATAGGCACCAATTCGGACATTACAATCACTGCCAACGGTACCGGAAATATCGTACTAGGACAGATCACCATTGCTGACAACGTAATCAAGACAAACACATCGAATTCAAATCTACAGATCGACGCTTCCGGAACAGGGGCAGTTGAAATTTTAACACAGAAGGTAATAATGGCGAATTTGCCAACATCGGCGGCTGGGCTGGCCACGGGCCAACTTTACAACGACGGTGGAACTCTTAAGATAGCATAATGCCTAGGAACATATTAAACGTGGGTATAGTGGCCAATGATGGCACCGGTGACGATTTCAGGGTGGCAGGGCAAAAGATCAATGATAACTTCGAAGAACTTTACGCGGAAACCGGTGTAGACACACAGATCGATTTTGACGGCAACAACATAATAAGCACACTGTCAAACGCGGACATCAATATCATTCCCAGTGGGTCGGGTGTGGTTAGACTGCCTGCTCTGCGTTTCAATGGCAACAACATTGAGGCTATCAGGTCCAACGATGACATAAATTTGATAGGTTCGGGATCAGGCGGCGTTGCTTTGTCCCAGGTGGTGTTTACACAAAACGAGATCAGCGTCGCAGGCAACAACAGCGACATAGACTTGACGCCAAGTGGTATTGGCCAAGTTGCGATTGATAACCTTGTAGTGGATAACCAGATCAATATTGTTGGAACCAGGATAGATGCAGTTGCCAGCAATTCGGACATCGTTCTTTATGCATCGGGTACAGGACAGTTGAAGATCGACAGTGTTATTATCAAACACAACACGGTCAAAACCAACATCAGCAACGAAGACCTAGAATTGACCGCCAGCGGATCAGGCACTGTAAAGTTAAATGATTTTAATTTACCATCAACAGATGGCACCACCAACCAATTTCTTACCACTGACGGAAACAAAAACCTGTCATTCTCAACCCCGAGTCTGACGCTGTCTCTGTCCGACATCGACGACAACAGTGTTTCCAATACCGGAAGTGCCCAATTTACGTTGGACAGTTTTGATTCGGCCACTTTCAGTGGTGCGGCTTACACACTGAGCATATCAGACACTACCAACGACAGGCATGAATGCGTAGATGTTGGTGTGATACACGACGGCTCCGTCGCATATGTGAACGATAATACATCTGTGACCAACTACACAGGATCTCTTTTGACCCTAGACGCAGATATAAGTGGTGGCAACGTTAGATTACTTGCTACTCCAATAAGTAACGACAGCATTACAATTAAATTTATAAGAAGGATTTTTGATGCCTAGACATATTATCGACATAGGAAGCAACGCGAACGACGGCACCGGTGACACTCTGCGTGACGCCATGATCAAAATCAACGACAATTTTATTGAGTTGTACAACGAAACAGCGGTTGACTCGGGCATCACTATTTCGGGTAACAACATATCAGCAAACAGGTCAAATGACGACGTAGTTTTCGTGCCGGCAGGATCCGGCGCCGTGACATTTCCTGGTATAAAAATAGATGACAACAACATTGTGGCCACAAGGTCAAATGATAATCTTAACCTTGTTCCAAGTGGATCGGGCGTTGTGAACTTGGGCTCTATCACGATAAGCGGAAACAATATATCAGGCACAAGGTCAAACGAAGACATCAATATAACTCCTTCAGGAACAGGAACGGTCAACATACCAAACCTTACTGTGGATGGTAGTATCAACATCACAGACAACGAGATCAAAACTATTGCCTCAAACACGGACCTCTTGCTTTCTGCTTCTGGCACAGGATCGGTGATTGTGGACAGCATATCTATCAGAGACAACACGATCACAACCAATCAATCAAACGCAGATCTCGAGCTTTCCGCCAACGGAACAGGAACAGTGAGCATTAACGCCCTTAAATTCCCCACCGCTGACGGAGGGGCAGGAACATTCCTTAAAACAGATGGTAGCGGTAATTTGAGTTTTGCCAGTGCGGGACTCACGCTCAACCACAGCGAGATATCAGATTCCACTTACACCAGCAGTTCCAGTTCACAACAAAGTATCAATAGTTTTGATGCGGCATCATACAGAAGTGCCAAATACTTTATTTCGGTCAAAGATGCAGATAATAATAGATATGAATTATCAGAGGTAGTAGTCACACACGACGGAGTAAACGGTTACGCGGCATCCACATCAGTGTCCAGCACCGGTGGAGCACTGGCATCGTACGATGCCGATATAAGCGGCGGAAATGTTAGATTGCTCATGACACCAATCAGCAATAATTCCACAGTTTTCAAACTTCAAAGACTGTTAATTGACATTTAGATTACATCAGGTTTATAAAAAATAAAATAAATAACTGCATATGGCACAACAGACAATTAACATAGGTTCTACAGCAAATGACGGTACAGGTGATCCGTTAAGAACAGCATTTGATAAAATAAACGACAACTTCAATGAGTTGTATGGAACAACAGCAGAAGCCAATGACTTGATCGAGGATACATCTCCACAACTTGGAGGCAACCTTGATGTAAATGGACAAAGAATAGTTACAGTAAGATCAAACGAAGACATCGTGTTAGATGCCGCTGGAACTGGTGAGGTTGTCATGGAAGGTGACACCAGAGTCAAAGGAGACCTTTACGCAGAAGGAAGAATTTATCTAGGTGATGATGCCGCTGATATCACACAGATCACAGGAAAATTAGAAGTCGATTCTTTGGAATTCGATGGAGCCACAATAACAGGTTTAGTGACCAACGGTGATATCACAATCACACCAGAAGGTACAGGAAATGTTGTGCTATCCAAAGAAACTACAATAGCAGAACAACTTACCGTAGACAGCAATATCAGAATCAGAGATAACGTAATTGAGGCCACTGCTTCAAATTCAGATATTGTGATCAATGCCGCTGGCACAGGAAATGTAGTAGCCGGAGCAATCAGAATAGCAAACAGCACAATCAGTTCAGACGATTCAACATTGGTAACCATAGCAGATGGTGTAAGGATCACAGGAAACTCAGAGATGCAAGGAACAGCATCAGTGACAGGTGCCACCACTTTATCAAGCACACTGGCAGTGACAGGTGCGGTGACTTTGAGTGATACTCTTTCTGTCTCGGGTGCTACCACCATGGTGGGAAACACAACTATAGACAATATTATCATTAATGATTCTACAATCTCAACAGCGAGTAACGCCGACCTGAACCTACAACCAGGTGGCACAGGAAATATAGTGGCTGGTGCTGTCACAATCAATGGAACAACTTTCAGTTCAACAGATTCTACAAAAATAACACTAGCAGAAAATGTTGACGTCACAGGCACATTAACCACAGCAAACATCAGCACGGTGGGAACACAAACAATCAACGGCACTTTAAATGTTGACTTCATAACAATCAAAGACAATGAAATTACCTCGAACGCTTCCGACAGCGATATCAACATCACCGCATCAGGCACAGGAAGTGTTGTAATCAACAGTCCGATAAGTTTACCAAACAACCAAGACGTGAGCATCACAGGTTCGTTGGCAGTTGACAACATCACTGTAAATGGAAACACAATTTCAAGCACAACCGGTGGAATCACATTGACAGCGGCCGCTGGACAAACGGTTACTTCGTCAAGTCTGTTCACAGCAGGTGAGATACAGGCTACATTGATCGAAGGTACGACTATCAGAACAGACAAAATCCAAAGTGATACCTCCAACGGAGATATCTTGATAGACACTCAAGGAACTGGTGTTCTCGACATCAGAACAGCAACACAATCATCAGTTGGATCGGCTGGCGGAGCAAGTGCTTTACCTGCCACACCTACCGGTTACATCGAAGTAAAAGTCGGTGGTACAGCATACGTTATACCGTACTACGCTAAATCATAATACATAAAAACCTAATAAATACCATTGGGAAGTAAGACAAATATGGCAAATGTCACATGGTCAACGCCAGCGGGATCGCTAGGCATTATCAATGAACGTGATTTGTTTTCTAAGCAATTAGAAGCAAACACAGGCGACAGTACCAGTTTGACTTACTCCAAAATCGCAGGAACCCTACCTCCCGGTATAAATCTTACTTCCACAGGTTTACTGCAAGGAACTCCATTTGAAGTTGCGACACGATCTCTTTATGAGTTTGTGATTCGTGCTTCAGATGGTTCCATCATAAGCGACAGGACTTTCAGCCTACAGGTGCTGGGTGCAGATATTCCTTCCTTCACTACTCCAGAAGGAGTGATTGACTTGTCAGATTCAACTCGTGTGGGAAATAAATGGGTTCTGGATGGTTCATACATAGAATTTCAAGTTCAGGCCACTGACACAGATACTGCGGCTGGACAACAATTGATATACGATATAAAATCCGGTACATTGCCACCTGGTGTTTCCATGAGTCCATCCGGACTTATTTCTGGAACAGTCCTGTTGACCGATGACCAAAAGTTTGGAGTGTATGGTGGATACGATAATGTGTTTGCCTATGATGATATACCCTACGACCCTACTGCTTTTTCCAAATCACGTTCACAAAATTTTGAGTTCGTTGTAAGAGTATCCGATGGCGCATCCACCGTAGAACAGGTCAATAGTATATTTGTTTACACCGCCGACTTTTGGAAAATTGACAACAACAGGATCACAGTAGATCAAACAGTATATGATGGTTATGCATTGTTGATGAGTTTGAGTTCCAACCGGAGACCAGTCTTCCAGACGGAATCAAACTTGGGCACATTCAGACATGACAACAATGTTGTCATAAAGATCGATGTGGTTGATTTTGATCCATTACAAGCAGACCTACAGTACAGTATCGTGTCCGGAGCATTGCCAACAGGACTTTCCATAGATATAAACACCGGAGAGATAAGTGGCACACTTCAATCTCAGCCGGCAGTCGAGAGCAGTTTCACTTTCACAATCAGGGCATCGAGAATCGCATATGATGGAGTGACGGTGTTCAGCGATAAAACTTTCACCATGACGGTGATAGGAGAAATAGATGTGGGCATAGCATTCACAACTGCGGCAGATCTAGGAACTGTCACGGCCGGGATACCTAGTTTGCTGTCTATTACCGCAGAGGCAGAACAGTCCGGAAGCGTTTTGAATTACACGGTTACCCAAGGAAGCCTGCCCACTGGACTTTCTCTGAGTGACCAAGGAAACATAATCGGCAAGGTTGATCTCACAGAATTCACAACGCTTGATACCAACCAGGTTACTTTTGATACAAACACAATGAGTTTTGATAGGAAATATAGTTTCACGGTAAGCGTGACGGATCAATATCTGCAGTCTAGCACCACGAGGGAATTCTCTCTCACAGTTAAATTGCCATATGGTCAGGAATACGGAAATCTTTCTGCACATGGTCTCATAAGCAAGATCGATAGAGATATATTCTATCAGATATCTCAGGATCCAAACATCAACAATAGCGAGAATATTTTCAGGTCAGAAGATGATAGTTTTGGTATAAAAACAAATGCTGAGATGCTTCTGGTATCAGGACTACAACATCAAACTCTAAACACTCTACAACAACAAATGGAAAGAAATCACGAACCCAAAACACTTTATTTTGGAGAAATAAAAACAGCAGTGGCCAAATCCAATGGCGTGCCTATATACGAAGTTGTTTACATAGAGATGAAAGACAACTTGGTCAACAATCTTGGAACTCCGATTTCGTCAACAATTGACCTTAGATCAAATATCTATAAACCATTGATAGGTCCGTTGGCCGATGCCTCTAGAATTACTGCCGACTACGAAGTTTACAACGTCACTACCAACACTGGCTTGAGTTTCAGCATAGCAGGATCAAAATTAAGATACGCTAATCCTTTGAGTGCTGACTTAGGAATATTTGAACAACTTTTTCCAAACGCTGTGGAAAATATGAGAGCCAGGATGAAGTCACTTGGTCAGAGAGAATATGTTCATTTGCCATTATGGATGAGGACCAGCCAAGACAACACCGGGGTGCCTTTGGGCTACAAACCTGCTATGGTCATTGCCTACTGTAAACCAGGAAGGGCACAATTTGTAAAAGGCAAAATATTACAAAAAAATATCGATTTCAAGGACATTGATTTCAAAATCGAAAGGTACGTGACTGATATCAATCTAGTCGACACTCCGGACATAGTAACAGACGGAAGCACAAAACAGTTCACGTTGAACGAGATAGTTCACGAGGAAGAAATAAAAATCAGAGAGGATTCAAACGTATTGATATATGGCGATCAAATTACCTCGGACAACAGCAAGGACCCTGTCTATCTCACCGCGGATACATTATTGAGAAGTGTTGACTACGAACCACAGTTCAATTTAACCCACGATGGAAGCACACAAAAAACCACCATTAACTTTACCAACGCTCCGGCAAGCACGAGTAAGATAAGAGTGGAAAGGATTGGTGATAAATACCTTGGATTCAAAAAGAAGTTAAAGGAATAAACAATGGCTAGTGATATAGTACCAGGAAATATAGATGGAACTTTCCCAATAGCAGGGCAAGACAATTCATCACAGGGATTCAGAGATAATTTTACCGCTATCAAAAATAACTTTACAGAAGCAAAATCAGAGATTGAGGATCTCCAGGCCAACAAAGCCAGCCTAAATGCTACGTCTAATTTTGCGGACAACACAGTGTCTAGAGCGGTGTTCAAAGATACAGCACTGACTGTGTATGACCATGGAACAGTTGCCAGTGGCACACTTACATTGAACCATGAGAACGGACACTACCACAAAGTTATCTTGACAGGTGACATAGATTTGGCCTACAGCAATTTACCAGCGGCTGGAACTGTTGGTAGATTTTTACTTCAGGTTACCTATTCAGGAACGCCGAGGACTATCACTGTGACAACAGCAACAAAACTTTCAACAGATATCACCGGAGTGGACGGATCATCTAGACAGATAACTGTGCCAACAACCGGCGTATACATATATGAATTGTTTACCCCAGACGCAGGAACCAATGTGTTCATGCATCAATTGGGCCAGAACTATTTTAGTGGATAGATGATATGTATTTCCACCCACTCCAACAGGAATTAGGAAATCTTTCAGACGAAGAATTGTCAAAAAAGATACAGGAGTTGACCAAAAAGAAAACTTCCGCAGTCAGATTCTCACGTAACCCCCAATTGTTATCACAATTAACCGAAGCGTTAGAAAGTTATCGTTCAGAACTGAGACAAAGAAGAATCAAGAACTGGCAAGACAATTTCAAAAAAGCCAGAGGGGAACCAGATCTAGGCGAACTGATAAACATCGAATAATAATTAAGTTTGATGTCTAAAAGATCGTTCACTTGGAACACTAACTTCAAATCAATAATAGTTGTAGACAGCGAACTGTTCGTCAACACCTATGATGTCAAACTTCATATCCAACCAGTGACAGGTGATCTACAGGAACAAAGTTACTACTTTGAGAGATTAAAATTTTTATTCAGCAGTGTTTTTGGTAACACCATTGTATTAGATACCAACGAACCTTTGTACCAAATACTAAAAACCAGCACATCAAACAGGTTTATTCAATTACCAAAACCGCCTTTTGATCAAATCATGGCCGGTGTCTGTTTTACAAAGTCAAATGCTGTTCTTGATGGTAAGATATTTGTTAATCAGTTAGAACTATCAAGTTACCAAGGCGACGGAATTACCTACAGTGTGGGCAAGGACTCACCCGAATTAGATCTTTTAGATGTTGACAATTGGTTCTCAGAAAAATATAATACATTTGACCCATGGTGGTTGAGAGCCGACACAGCAACATATGACGAAGAACTTAAAAAAGGCATATACACAGGTCACTTCAATTGGTATGGAAACAATAATGAAAAACTAGTCGACGACAAAGAAAAACATGCTAAAATATTTAAATTTAACTCAAAGGTTATAGAAGGTGGCAAAGACAAAAAGAAATGAGTATGGACAATGTTTTTTTGAAGAGGACGAAGTTTTGGAACATATCTACAGCAACCCAGATGCTGAACTTCACAAACTGTATATAAACAATTACGAAAAATTCAATCAATCTATAAAGTCCACAGGTATAGACATGACACTGTTACCGGAACCACCTGTGGTCCAACATTCAATAGAAACTTTTGATCAGACTTATATCAACGACTGGAACATGCCCGACAGTTACAAACAAATGGATCTTAAGTCATATCTGTTAGACAAATGTCAAAATGAATCTGAAATACAAAGAGTAAATGATGAATATAGTCAGTTCGAAAGTAAAAAGTTTTTAGACGTACTTAAATTTTTGGTATATTTTGTGGACACTCTTAGGAAAAATAATGTTGTATGGGGACTCGGAAGAGGCAGTTCAGTGTCCAGTTTCTGTCTTTTTCTAATCGGAGTACACAAAATAAACCCAATTGTGTATGATTTAGATTTCAACGAATTTATGAGATGATAAGTAAAAATAAGAAAAAGGAGAAGTAATGGTAAACAGACCAGCGAACAAGAAAATGTATAGAACCATGCAGGGAAGGTTAGTCGACATCGACCGTTTGAGGGCATCCAACGAAAACGTGCCAGCAGTAGGCAATATGAATGTGAATGCCAGAGGAGATGTTTTAGGACCCAGAGGAAAGATTGCCAAAACAAAGGAACAGGTAATGAAACAATATTACCAAACACCAAAAGGCAAAGCCGACGACACACCTATTCAAAAGGTACCAGAACCCAAGCCTATACCACAGGTGAGAGTTGAACAGGTCAAAACTATGAACCCTACTGTTAAAACAGCAGTAAAAAATACGGTCCAAAAAGAAACTACCAAAACAGAGAACAAAAGCGGTATAGACGCGGCTCTTGACGGCATAGAATAAATCATATATAATAGTTCTTGATGTCAACGATAGAACAACTTCAAGCAAAAGGATTCGGAAGTCACGGTGGAAAACAATACACCGTTGACAGAGACATAACACCTTTAAAAAAACGTGTTCTTGTTTCTCACATGCATTTTGGAGAAACCAAAACAGAAGGTGGATTGATATTGCCCGACGACGACGGAAGTGCTTCTGGAATTCATCCAAGATGGGCCAAAGTATATGCTGTTGGCAAAGATCAAAAAGATGTCCATGTGGGTGAATGGATATTGGTATCACATGGCAGATGGTCCAGAGCCTTTAAAATAAAGAAACAAGATCAAGAATTAGAAGTACGCATGGTGGACGAGAATGATATACTTCTTACTTCCGAGGAAGAACCTAAACAAAATAGAAAGCAGGCCGGGTACGTAAACACAGGTGGACATCAACAAATGACATCACTACCGGGCAATGACTAGGCTCAAAATAAAAAGAATCAAAGCACCCATAGATAAAATCTGCACAATGGCAGATCTAGGCGTGGGCGTAGCCAGACCCCTCAACAAAGAAAAAAGAGCATGGATCAAAAAATTGGTCAATAACCCAGATATGATGAAACCTATAATATTGACACCCATAAAAGATTCGGGCTACTACCTCATGACCGATGGATGGCACAGGTTACAAGCCGCCAAAAAGAAAAGGCAAAAAACAATCAACGCAATTACCTTACCCGCTGACGCAGGCATCGCCTTGGCAAAAGCAAATAAAGTTCTCAGAGACATCGACAGAGAATATAATTTCCAATTGGAGGTCAGTGACATCATAGGTCACTGGGCCATGATGAAAGGACTTTTTAATGATTGATATTTGCAGAAAAGGATGTTACTATTAGGATATGAAAGAATTATGGGTAGAAAAATACAGACCAAAAAGCCTAAAAGAATATGTTGTTCGTGATGAAAATCAAAGACAGCAGATACAAGGATGGATAAAAGATGGTGCTGTGCCTCATCTATTATTTTCCGGTGCTCCAGGCACAGGAAAAACAACACTAGCAAAAGTTTTGTTCGAGGAATTGAAGGTTGACCCATACGACATCTTAGAGATAAACGCATCGAGAGAAAATTCTGTGGACACTGTGAGAGACAAGATTATAAATTTTGTACAGATAATGCCTTTTGGGGCATTCAAATATGTTTTATTGGACGAGGCGGATTATATTACGCCAAATGGTCAAGCGGCACTGCGTGGTGTGATGGAGATGTATCATACATCTGCTAGGTTTGTGTTGACCTGTAACTATCCAAACAGGGTGATCCCGGCACTACATTCTAGGTGTCAAGGATTCCATATCGAGACGTTAGACAAAAATGAATTTACAGCACGTGTGGCAGAGATACTGATTGCAGAAAAAGTAGACCCAGACATCGAGTTGATAGACACATACGTTAAGGCAACTTATCCTGACATGAGGAAGTGCATAAATTTGGTGCAGATGAATTCGCGTGATGGCAAATTACATGCTCCCGATAAATCGGACAAAGGTCAAGCAGACTATAGATTAGACATGGTGGAATTATTTAAAGCAGGCAAAATATTAGAAGCAAGGAAACTTGTGTGTTCTCAGGCAAGACCAGAAGAAGTTGAAGAGATATTTAGGTGGTTGTATGATAATCTTGATCTTATATCAAAGGATGATGACGGTCAAGACAAAGCCATTCTCGCAATAAAACAAGGATTGGTAGATCATTCATTCGTTGCTGATCCAGAAATTAATCTTGCGGCAACAATGATAAAATTAGCAAGGATACACAATGGGCAGTAAAAAACAAAAGAAAAGATTCATGCTAGTATCTTACAGATTCAAACCCGGTAAGAAGTTTGATGAATTTGTTGAATTTACAAAAAAGAAAATAGGTACAGGAAAGATGGCCGGTGCTATGGTAGTGCTAGACATGGTTCATCATGAAGTGCTTAAATGTGAACTACCAAATACGCAAGGAATAGACATACCTTATGAAAACATCTATAAACATTACTACAAGTGGTATGGTGACGCCATGACCGCTTTTGAAAATTCCTAATCCCCGTAAATGTTCAAGACCTCGGTAACTGCCGGGTGCCTTTGAATATCCGCTTTACCTAACTCCACAAACTTAATATATTCCGGATTGAAAAACCTTTCGTAGTGTCTACGGAAGTCTGTAAGACCATTATCAATCATTCTGTCGGATTGTCTCGTGTCACCAGTGATAACCATCTGTGATCCTCTGCCCAATCTTGTCATCAACATCTTCATTTGTGAGGGTGTTGAATTCTGCATTTCATCACCTATTATGAAAGCGTCCTTGAATGTCCTTCCTCTCATGAAAGCCAAGGGTGCTATTTCAATAGTGTTACGTTTCATCATCTCGTCTAAAGTGTGTGGCATAAAATGATTTTCCAAAACGTCCAGAATGGGCTTCATCCATGGCTCCATTTTGTTTTGGATATCACCGGGAAGAAAGCCTATTTCTTCATCAACACTAGACGCAGGCCTAGTGATTACAATTTTATCTATCTCTCCGTTCTGCATTCGTTGGACTGCTCTTTCTGTCGCCAGCATGGTCTTTCCTGTGCCGGCAGGACCTGTTGCTACAATGATTTTGTTTTTGTAATCTAGCAAAATATCTAGGTAGTATTGTTGACCCACCGACCTGGCCGTGGGTCTGGCCGTATGACTTTTTTCCTGTAGATAGTTCATAAAGTTAATGATGTTTGATTGTTGTTTTTTACGTCTTTGTTTACGAGACATGTGTAAAAGTATTTACTGATTTACCAACAAAGATATGTGTGCATATAACGTGATACAGATATGCGAGGTAAATATGATACAATGCATGACGTATTAGACATAATCAAAAACACGCAAAATTTGTACGCATTGACTCCGAGTCTGGATGCCCTAAAGGATTTCGAACGGGTAATAGACGAGTTAGATGTATATGTTTACAAAAACTGGGAGGATGGGGAATTGTTGACGGGTCCTATCGACTCCAGACATTTTGTCACCTGCAGTTTTATGTGGCCAGCAGAGAGCATGCCTGATCCCTCCGGCGGTAAGAGGCTTTTAGACAAAGGTTGCAAAGTTACATATAAGAAAGACACATTGTTCAAACCGAGAGAAATCAAAACGCCAGACGATTACAG